TTATGCATCCACCAGATGCACTAATGTATCCTGTTTTACTGACAACAATATTTTGGTGAGTGCCAATCAATGGATTGGTATTACGAAAAACAAACCACTTATTTTTAATTTGTATTTTTATTTCAGATTTACGGCTAGCGTATCTGATGTTGCCATAGAAACTTGCTTCTCTTGTGAGTTTAATTAGTTGTCTTGCAGTACTAACATTTCGTGCATCTAATCCGGTTGGTTCATACACAACCGTATTTGTCATTTCCAAACTTCTAATTTTTTGATTCATTGCTTGTACACATTGATTCAGTCCACCAGGATAATGTTCACAAAGAGTTAGTGCAGCTCTATTGTCACTGGCTGTTATTGTTAGATTTATCAATTCTAACCTAGTTAATTTCTGATTGTTTCTTGGCAACTTGTCGGCCAATTTTGTTGTCATCAATATTTTTTCATCAACATTTTGATTTGCATCCAAAACAACCATGACAGTCAATAGTTTTGTTATACTAGCAATTGGTCTGACAACATCAATATTTTCACCGTCAATAATATTACCCCGTATATCCGATATCAACCAGGATTTTGCGGTGATAGTTGCTGCTGAGACAACTTGTTGATTAAAAAGTAGGGTAAGAAATAACAAACAAGTAAAAATTTTGTGTAACAATCAAATACCTCATCAAAGTTTTGAATCATGGCGATTCAATTTGTGGTTTACAAGCTCTAGCATTATTAAATGAGGTTGTGTATATGGATTTCTTTTCACCTTTTTGAGTGGTGGTAACCAAACATTTATATTCACAGACTTGTATTCCCTTTTCATTTGTAAAACTCTTTTGCAATTGACAATAGTTCTTATCGTTAATTGAAGATGCTTTTGTATATATGACAGCATCTGGCATAAAATTTATATTGATGGTCGGATGAGTAACCATCAACGTTGCACTGGTTGTCAACAATGTAAAAAGTAATTTATTTTTCATCTGTAGTCTTTGGTATACCACCAAACAAAAGTTAATAGTCCTGATCCTACTAATAAAATGAATATGTAAAAGAATAAAATAAATTTACCAAAACCAACATTGTCAAATACCCATTCCAAAAATGTGTACTTATTTTTTTTCATCTGGTGTTATTAATTTCTTGTTTTCTTCTTGATTTTTTTCATCAAGATATTTGATTGCTTGTAAAATTCTTTCGGTTCTTAATTGCTTCTCTCTTTCCAACTCTTGTTGGTATGTTCTTTGTTCCAATTCTGGCCATCTCTTTTTCTTATCAAAATGTATCCATGTGAACAAAGCACCCATTACGACAAAAATCATTATTATTCCAACAACCAATGAAATTTCTAGTGTAAGATTTTCCATTATTTTTTTTCGTTTTGCGGCCTTGATTGCATCTTCTTTTTCTTTGACCAATCTAGCAATCTTTTGTTCTTGGATAATTTGTCCACGCATTTCTTGAAATCGTGTCCACAAATCTTTTAGGTCTGCTGGTACGTGGTAAATCATTTGCTCACGCAATTCAACTTCCATCTGTTCAAGTCTGGAACGAATCAATACACGTTGCAATGCTCTACGGCTTAGTGATACATCGCCGGTATATACTTCTTTAGATTTCTTTTCTTCCTCATAGAACAATTCCTCAATCTTGTCCATAGCATCAAAGAATGTTCCCAATTGGTCTCCAATGACGGACATAACATCATTCGGATCCTTCTCAATATTTGCTCTTACTTCTTTTTTCTTTTGCTCAAACTGTTGACGTTGTTCTTTGGTGGCTGGTTTGCCTTCATGTTGCTTGTTGAATTGTTTGTCCAAATCGTCAAGCACACCCTTCACATCACCGGCTGCGCTTTTGATATCTTTGTAGAGTTGGCAACCTTTCTTTACAGCTGCCACAGCCCCATTTGCTAGGGCCAGGAGGGTTAACGGATCCATCTTTTATACCATATTTCTGTTGACTTTATAACAAAAAAATGATATACTACGATCTCAAAACACACTATATACTTATTTATATGGGTGTTCTTCTGTCCATCTAATACTTTATGAAGGCATTATTATGACTATAATTGTACTTAAGCTCATCACCCACGAAGAAATCCTAGGCGAAGTTAAATCCGAAACACCCTCAACATATACCATATGTAATCCAGTAGGAATCGCTGTGGTGCGTGGTCAGGACGGTCAACCGAATGTTGGTTTCGCACCTTTCCCTATGCACGCCAACCATGGCAAAAATTCAACTATTGACATTGATAAGAAGAATGTAGTATACTACTATGTTCCTGCTCAAGATTTTATCGACAACTACAATCAAATTTTTGGTTCGGGTATCATTCTTCCAAACAAACAAATACTCAAAGGTTAATGGCTAATTTCTACACAAATGTTCAATCCCTCGGCGGCAAGATTCTTTATCGTGGTGTCAAAGACGGTAAACGAATCAAACTAAAGATTGATTATGAACCACAATTGTATCTTCCTGCTCGCAAAGGTAATGGTACACACAAATCACTTGATGGCATAGACCTCGTACCAAAACGATTCGATGGCATCCGTGAGGCTCGTGATTATGTAAAACAATTCGAAGATGTTGCTGGTGGCACCAAAATCTATGGCAACACCAGATTCGAATATGCATTTATCGCAGAACAACATCCTGAAATGGTTGATTGGGATGTTGATAAAGTTTCCGTTGGCGTAGTTGATATTGAGGTTGGTTCAGAGAATGGTTTCCCTGACCCATATCTGGCCAACGAACCAATCACTGCAATTGCCATAACCTATCTAGGTGGTCACACTTATGTTATGGGTTGTGGTGACTACACCAATGACGATCCAGACAATGTAACCTATTGGAAGTGCAGAGATGAATGGTCTCTTTGCAAAAGGTTCTTGGAACTTTGGACTCGCATGACACCAGATGTTATCACTGGTTGGAATACTAAGTTCTTTGATATTCCCTATCTCGTAAATCGTTTTCGTAAGATTCTTGGTGAAGATGATGCCAAGAAATTATCTCCGTGGAACTACATCACAGAACGCAAGACCATCATTAATGGTCGCCAACTGATTGCATATAGTTTTGTTGGTGTTGAATCTCTCGACTATATTGAATTGTACAAATGGTATGCGCCGGGTGGTAAGTCACAAGAATCGTATCGTTTGGACAACATTGCACAGGTAGAACTTGGTGAAGGTAAAATCTCATATGATGAATATGATAACCTCCATGCACTGTATCGCCTCAACTTCCAAAAGTTTATTGAATATAACATCAAAGACGTTAAACTTATTCTAAAGTTGGAAGATAAACTGAAGCTTTTGGAATTGGCCTTGACCCTTGCATATGATACCAAATGTAACTATGAAGATGTGTTTGCACAAACCCGCATGTGGGATTCACTGACATATTCATATCTATTGAATCGTGGTATCATTGTACCACCCCGTGAAGTGCAAGATAAAGATGCGGCATTTGAAGGTGCGTATGTTAAAGACCCACAAGTTGGTATGCATAATTGGGTTGCATCGTTTGACTTGAATAGTTTGTATCCTCATTTGATGATGCAGTACAACATTTCACCAGAAACATTGATTGAACCGCAAGACTACACACAGGAAATGCGTGAGATTATTTCTCAAGGTGTGAGTGTCGATAAACTCTTGAAAAGACAAGTTGACATTTCAAGTTTAGAAGGTGCAACAATTACACCTAACGGTCAATTCTTCCGTACAGATAAGATTGGTTTCTTGCCTGCTATGATGGAAGAAATGTATCAAGACCGTAAGAAGTTTAAGAAGATGATGTTGACTGCTCAACAGGAGTATGAAAATGAGAAAGACGAATCCAAAAAATACGACATTGAAAAGCGAGTTGCCAGATACAACAACCTACAACTTGCAAAGAAGGTTTCTCTTAACTCTGCTTATGGTGCTCTTGGTAGCCAGTATTTCCGCTTTTATGATTTACGAATGGCTCTTGGCGTCACTACTGCTGGCCAGTTGTCTATTCGGTGGATTGAGGCTAAGATAAACGCCTACATGAACAAGATATTGTCCACAGAAGGCGTGGACTATGTGATTGCATCAGACACAGATTCTATTTACCTGCGCCTTGGTGACTTGGTGAACAAGGTCTATGGTGTCGATGGTGTTGTTAAGATGCCTGCACAAAAGGTTATTGAATTCATGGATCGTGTCTGTGAAGATAAACTACAACCATATATCGACAAGTCGTACCAAGAGCTGTCCGAATATGTTCATGCGTTTGCTCAAAAGATGCAGATGAAGCGTGAAGGTCTTTCTGACAAAGGTGTCTGGACTGCCAAGAAGCGTTATATCCTTAATGTGTATAACAATGAAGGTGTACAGTACGCTGAACCACACATGAAGGTGATGGGTTTGGAAATGATTAAATCGTCCACACCATCTGCCATCCGTGAGAAGATGAAAGATTCCATCAAGTTGATGATGACTGGCACCGAACAACAAGTGCAAGATTTTATTGCCAACTTTAGAAAAGAATTCAAGACGTTGCCTGCGGAAGAAATATCTTTTCCACGGGGTTTAAATGGGCTAAATACTTATTCCGATCCAGTAATGTTGTTCAAAAAAGGCACACCAATTCATGTTCGTGGTGCGATTGTCTACAATCATTACCTGAAACAAAAAGATTTGACTAAGAAATACCCACTTATTCAAGAGGGTGAAAAGCTCAAATTTACCTATCTGAAAATGCCAAATCATTTCAAGAATGATGTGATTTCTTTTCCATCAAGAATACCAAAAGAGTTTGAGCTTGACAACTATATCGACTATGATGTACAATTCGACAAAGCTTTTCTGGAACCAATTAGCGTGATTCTGCGCTGCATGAACTGGTCGGCAGAAAAGACAAATTCTTTAGAGGACTTTTTCGGATGATATTTTTAACGTTATTAACAGCAATAGGATTATCCATCGTTGCTGGTTATTATTCAGTTATTGGTTTAGCAGAAATCTTTCCAGGTTCTTTCTGGCCAGTTATTATTATGGGTTCTATACTTGAGTTATCGAAACTTGTAACTGTATCTTGGCTGTATAGAAACTGGAAAGAATGTCCTTTCCTTATTAAATCCTATCTGTCAATTGCTGTTGTGATTTTGATGTTGATTACTTCAATGGGTATCTTTGGTTTCTTATCCAAGGCACACCTTGAACATTCAGCAGACAATGCACCACTTGTTGATAAGATTGCATTGTTGGATGAAAAGATTAAAACGGAGAAGGAAAATGTCGAGGCAAACCGCAAGGCAATTAAACAGTATGATGAGGTTGTGGACCAAACTATGGGTCGTTCAACTGATGAAAAAGGTGCCGCTACAGCGCAAGCAATACGCCGTTCCCAACAGAAAGATAGGACTAGAATACTACAAGAAATTCAACAGTCGCAAACCGCCATTGCCAAATACTCAGAGGAACGTGCGCCGTTATCTACAGAGCTTAAAAAGATTGAATCGGATATCGGGCCAATCAAATACATTGCAGCCTTGGCGTATGGTACAGAGGCTTCTACAGATATTATCGACAAAGCGGTAAGACTTGTCATCCTATTGATTATTGTTGTGTTTGATCCATTGGCAATTCTATTGTTGATTGCATACAACATGTCAATGAAAGAAAAGCCCATACCAGAAATAGAAAATAAACCAGATGCTTGGGTAGCAGATGTGGGAGAAAAACCTACAAAAGAAGAACTATCAGAAATTGTAACACAAGAAACAATAGAAGAACCAAAAAAGGAAGAAACTGTAGAGATTAGAAAAGACAACATGATTATAATTGATGAAGCCACTGGTGAATCAATACCACCAATTACTTCATCTGAACAACAATTACCCAAAAAATTGGAACCTAAGTATGATTATGATGAACCATATTCGTTTCGTGAAAAAGGAAAATAAATGAGCATTCTTGACAAAATTAAAAAGAACAGCAGTATCAAAGATTCTGCCATCTTAGCAAAATCAAAATTCTTTAATGATAAAGATATGATTCCAACCGCAGTGCCAATCATTAACGTGGCACTTTCTGGTAAGTTAGACGGTGGCCTAACACCAGGTCTTACAATGTGGGCCGGTCCATCTAAACACTTTAAAACAGCATTCAGTTTATTGATGGCCAAATCTTACTTGGACAAATATCCAGATGCAGCACTCCTATTCTACGATTCAGAGTTTGGTACTCCGCAGTCTTATTTTGACAGTTTTGGTATTGACACAGAGCGGGTGCTCCATACTCCTCTTACAGATATTGAACAACTCAAGTTCGACATAATGGCTCAATTGACACAACTTGAGCGTGGTGATAAATTGATTATCGTCATTGATTCAATTGGCAACTTAGCATCAAAGAAAGAAGTTGAAGATGCTTTGGCTGAAAAATCAGTTGCTGATATGTCTAGAGCAAAACAAGTCAAGTCTTTGTTCCGTATGGTAACACCACACTTGTCTTTAAAAGATATTCCAATGGTTGTTGTTAATCACACATACATGGAAATTGGAATGTTCCCGAAAGCAATCGTTGGTGGTGGTACTGGTTCATACTACTCTGCTGATAATATTTTCATCATCGGTCGCCAACAAGAAAAAGACGGTACAGAAGTTACCGGTTACAATTTTATTATTAACGTAGAGAAAAGTAGATATGTCAAAGAAAAATCTAAGATACCTGTTAGCGTATCTTTTGACGGTGGTATTA